TACCTTTATCAAGTGTATGTGCTAGAGTTAGAGAATTACAAGTTTTAAATCTGGTAGAAGATAGTGGTAAAAGACGAGAAACTAAATATGGAAAACAAGCAATAGTATGGCAAACAAAGTAGATAAAGATAGATTAGATAAGATTGCTCAAATGGGTTGTTTCTGTTGTGGCAGACCAGCAGAGGTTCATCATATAAGATCGCATACAGGATTATCTTTAAGACCAAGCCACCAAGATACAATTCCTTTATGTGAAATGCACCACAGATTAGGTAAAGATTCAATTCATTTAGGTAAAAATCTATTTATAGAAAAGTATGGAACTGAACAATCAATCTTACATAAAATTAATAAACAACTAGAACTTATGGAAGATGCTTATAACTTATTTGGAGATAAATAATGGCAGAGATGAAAGAAGAACACTTTGAGGTAGTATCTAGTAATAAAGCAAGAGAATATGAAAAAACTAAAAAAACACTTAACATAATTAGAACACTATTAAATAGATACTCCAAAAGGCAATTAATTGAGATGATTGAGAGAGAAAGTAGGAATGGCTAAACGATCTGGTTATTTTTTAGTTTATAGAGATATTTGGCGAAACCCTGTATTTAAGAATCTATTACAATGTAGTTGTTGGATATATTTTATATCATCTGCATCACACCAAGATAAAACATTAAGATTTTTAGGTAATGAAATATTTGTTCGTAGAGGAGAAATGATTATGCCTTTACGAGTAACTGCTAAAAGATTCGGAATGACTTATACTGAAATGAGGTCTTTCATACTACGTCTTGTGCGTAGGAAGATGATTACCACTAGGACTAACCAGCTACAACCCACTGGAAACCACCCTAGCCGAAAAGTAACTCTAATAAGCCTTATAAATTATGACAAATATCAATATGTGGATAACGACCAACCACCTACTAACCACCTACCTCAACAAGTACTAATAAACAATACTAATACACATATACTAAATACTAGGTCTAGCAAAGATAAGGGTGTTAATAACTTATATAAGAATATCGGAGATTGGGGAGAATATACTATCCTGTTGAAAGACAATAAGAAATATTTAAAACATAAATGGAAAGATGAGCCTATAAAGGATTATGAATGATAGGTTTGCTGCGTATTTTTAAGTATGTCAGAAAAAGATTGATTATTCTCTCTATTGAAAATAAAAGGTTAAAAGTGCAACTAGAATTTTATAAAGCAATAGTAGAATCAGATAATCATAAGAAACACTAATGGTAAAAAAGAAGTCTAAATTTCGCCACATTTCAATATCCAATAAAAAATATTACTTCTATGAGATAAAATGGATAGATGTCATTGGAGATAGTGGTCATGCTTCAGAAAAAGAGTTTATGGCCATGAAACCAGCTTATATGACGACTAATGCCTATCTATTTAAGAAAGATAGAAAGTATGTTTGGACATTTGCTAGTTATGATGAAGAAACATTTAGCGACAGGAATCTTATACCTATGGGATTGATATTATCTATGAAAAAGGTAGAAATATAAAATATGAAGATAGAAATTGCTGATATTACAAGCATTAAACCATATGAGAACAATCCGAGAAAATTAAAAGATGCTGCAATAGAAAAAGTTGCTATGTCTTTAAAAGAATATGGCTTTAGGCAGCCAATAGTAGTTGATAAAGATAGAATTATTGTTGTTGGACATACTAGATACCGAGCATCAAAAAAATTAGGTTTTAAAGAAGTACCAATAACTGTTGCTGATAATCTTACACCTGAACAGATAAACGCATATAGAATAGCTGATAATAGAACTGCTGAAGAATCCGAATGGGATAGTGAATTACTTAAAATGGAAATTAAAGAACTAGAAGCTAAAGACTTTAAACTAGATCTGTTAGGTTTTAATGAAGATCAGCTTAATGATATGTTATTCGAGGAGAAACAAGGTTTAACTGATGAAGATGAAGTTCCTGAAGCACCTGAAGAACCTATATCTAAACTAGGAGATATTTGGATACTTGGTAATCATAGAGTTATGTGTGGAGATAGTACATTAATAGATAGTTTTGATAAATTATGTACTGAACAAGCTGATATGATATTTACCGATCCTCCTTATGGAATGTCTTATGGTGGAGGAAGAGCAGAGGGTAGTACACCCAAAGGTGCTTTAGTAAAAGCACATGGAATGATTAAAAATGATGATTTAAGAGATGATGCTTTAATTACTTTAGTAAAAGATAGTTTAGGTACTGCTTTAATGAAATCTAAACAAGGATGTGCAGCTTATATATGTTTTACTTGGAGAACTTATAGTGAGTTTTATAAAGCTATAACTGATGCTGGTTATAAAATAAAAAACTGTGTAGTCTGGGATAAAAAGTCTATTGGTTTGGGTCAAAGTCATTATAGACCACAACATGAATTTATATTTTACTGTGGAGAGCAATGGTATGGAGATAAATCTCAATCTGATATATGGCAGATGAGTAGAGGTGCAACTTCTAAATATGTACACCCTACGCAGAAACCAGTAGAATTAGTTTGTAAAGCATTAGAAAACTCTAGTAAAAACGAAGATATAGTTATAGATTGTTTTGGAGGATCAGGAAGCACTATAATAGCTTGTGAAAAATTAAATAGAAAAGCAAGAATTATGGAATTAGACCCTAAATATTGTGATGTTATTATTAAAAGGTGGGAGAACTTTACAGGATCAAAAGCAAAGTTAGAAAATGGACAAAAATAAGGCAAATAAGACAGTAAAAAGGCAAGGTGCTGGTAGACCTAAAATAATTGTAGATATAGAAATATTAAAAAATTTAGCATCTATTGGTTGTCCTGATTATGAAATAGCAAGTGTTTTAAATGTATCTGCTAGAACTTTAAAAAGAAATTATGCCGAAATTATCGAACAGTACAAAGAAAAAGGTAAAGCTAGTTTAAGAAAAAAAATGTGGGATAAAGCTGTTAAAAAAGATAACACTAATATGCAAATCTGGTTAAGTAAGAACTATCTAGGTATGAAAGATAGAACTCAAACAGAAACAATACAAGAACCTTTACCATTAATCATAGATGCAAAAGCTGAAGAAATAGATGGCGAAGAAAAAAGGTAATGTATTTGGCACAGTTGTTGTCTATGAAAAGAAACATAAAAGAACTTCAATAGGTGGTGGTAGAGTTAAAATGTCATCTATGAATAAACACAAACGCAGATCATATAAAAAATATAACCAACAAGGGAGATAATATGGACATTGGAGAAAATACATTTTTAAAATTAAGACAACAAAGAGATCAAGCAAGAGCAGAATGTGATCAAGCTAAGATTCAAAGAGATGTTGCTTTACGAAAACTAAATAAAGCATTACAAATAGCAAAAGATTTAAGAAAGCTAATAGAAAATGGACAAGCGAAGTAATTTTTATCCTAATGGAGAAATGATACCTTATCAAATGCCACAGGATTTTAGACCATCACAAGGTAGAGGTAGCTGTGGTAATTGTGGACTTTATTCTAACAAGCATGGGTTTTGTGGAGTTTGGAGAACTAGAGGAGTTAAAGATACTTATTTTTGCAACAAATGGCGAGAACGACATTTCAAGAGATAACATTAGAATTAAATCGTCTTGCTAATCTATTTAACAAGACTCACGACAAAAAATATAAATTAGCATGGTATAAATTATTAGAAAAAATAAAGTTTATGTGATATTTAACACACATGGCTAAATATAAAGGTAGAACTGTTAGATTAAATAAACCATCTCGTGGAGATGTTAAAAAATTTAAAGTATTTGTAAAAGACAGAAGTACAGGCAGAATTAAGAAAGTTAATTTTGGATCTAAAACTATGTCTATTAAAAAAAATATACCAGCTAGACAAAGAAGTTTTTTTGCAAGATTCAGACCAATACTTGCTAAAGTAAAAGGTCAAAAGAATTTATCTCCAGCATATTGGGCAATACAATCATGGAAAAAAGGATTTAGAATATAATGGACAAGTTTTTTTACACAATATTTCAAGCATTAGATAATTGTATTGCATGGATAAACAATAAATTTGAAAAGAAAAAGAAGAAAAAGTAATTTATGAGGACAACAATTATGAACTATTATTTTACAGGAACATTAATAATATTAATTGTTTTATTAGCAATTTTAGGTAACCCAAGTAATTATTAATGAAACCACTTAAAGTAAGAGAAGATTCTGGAATAGATTTAAGTTTAAAAAACTTAGCTGCTATAATTATTGGTGTTAGTATGGGTGTGTTTGCTTACACAGAAGTTACTGCCAGACTTACATCATTAGAAACATCAAGAGAATTATTCCAAGCTGATTTACTTAAAAAATCAGAGCAGAAACCAACCGATCAAGAACAATTTATGCTTATAGAAAGTTTATATGGAGATGTAGAAAAATTAACTGAAAACCAAGAACAGAATATGACTAATAAAGTTAATATAGAATTTTTAAAATCTCAGTTAGAAAAAGCATTAGCTGATATTGAACATTTAAAAGATAAGGTAAGGCAAAATGGAAAATCTTACTGAGATAGTAATAGCATTATTAATGATAGTGAATGGAGAAATAAAAGAACACAGAATACAAGAATCTATGTCCGACTGCCTAAAAGGTAAAAGAATTGCTCAAAGAGATGCTAAAAATCACATAGAGTATCAATGTATTAAATCATTAGCAGAAACAGAAATTTATTTAGGAGAAAAATCAATAAAAAAACTTATACTAGAATAATGAAATTTATTTTAGCTTTTTCAATCTGTTCTGCAATTACAAGTTATTGTAATAATACTATGGTTATAGACAAACATTTTAACACTTGGTCAGAATGTGTTATAGCTGGAAGTGAATTAACTATTGCATATGCTGAAAAAATGGAAGAAAAATTAAATAAGGATAAATTATATATTTCTTATTTCTGTAATGAAAATATCACTAACAAAACACCAGCATAAAGTATCATCAAGTAAAGCTAGATTTAGAGTACTTATAAGTGGTCGTAGATTTGGTAAAACTTATTTAGCTGTAACAGAGATGATGAAATACGCATCTCAACCCAATCGTAAAATCTGGTATGTTGCACCTACATTTAAAATGGCCAAAGAGATTGTTTGGGGTACTCTTAAAGAAATGCTTAATATGTTTAATTGGATTGAGGATATTAACGAAACTACAATGACTATAACTATTAGAAAAACAAATAGTCAAATATCATTAAAGGGTGCAGATAATTATGACTCATTAAGAGGTACAGGATTAGATTTTTTAATATTAGATGAATTTGCAGATATAGATAAACGAACTTGGTTTGAAGTATTAAGAGCATCAATATCAGATAGATTAGGTCATGTGCTAATGTGTGGAACTCCAAAAGGTTATGGTAATTGGAGTTATGAAATGTATTTAAAAGGTAAGCAAGATGATGATTGGGAGTCTTTTCAATATACGACTATTGAGGGTGGTATAGTTACACCAGAAGAAATAGAACAAGCTAAACAAGATATTGATATTAGAACTTTTAGACAAGAGTTTGAGGGTACATTTGAAAACTATGCTGGTGCTGTT